CGAATAAATATGATACCTGGAATAGATGTGGGAATTAAAACAGTTGATGATAGGCAAATAAAACTAGAAGATTTAATGTCTAATAATTATTTGAATATTTATCCTCAGACTTACGGAATATGGATACCTTCGGAACAAATTCTAAGTAGAAGAAAATATGAATGGTTTGCTCGCCTAAGTCAAAAGCAAGTGTTAGAAAGTGACACCATATTAGGTAACTATTTCTTAGTAAATTTGGGAGATGGAGGTGCCAACATTTTAGAGCCTTTGAAAGTTAAGGCTGATTGGGTTGGATTTTGGAAAACGCCTTTATATCCGGGACTATATTCTTTAAAACCTAATATGCTCGGAGATAATATGACTAAATTACCTTATACTGGAAGATAAATTAAAAATCATCATTAACAAAACATAAAAGTTTATCAATAAATGATTGTGTTTCAGCAAACCCTCCAATAAATTTCGCATCCTTAAACACCATAGGAAAAGTTCTGTATTCTTTATTTGCTTTCACTTTAATAAATGATAAAAACTGTTCTTTATCTTCAAGTAAGTATTCATCGCAATCTACTTCTAAGAAAAAAATCTGTTTGTCACGTAATAATTGTTTGACTTTTGTACAATTATAGCACCCGCTTTTGCTATAAACGGTGAATCCAACATCTAAAGGCTGAAATATATCCATATTATTTAAATATAAGTTGTATTTAAATAATATTTATTTATATCTTCTTTTAGTTTTTTTATAATTTTTATTTTTACTTTTTTGGCTTCTTTTAGTTTTTTTATATCTTGTTCCACCTTTTTCATTTTGCCTTTCATTAAGAAGATAATCAATACCATATTTTTTTGGTAATAAAGAGTTTTTATGAGCAACCTGATAATAAAAATCATTATATTTATTTCTTAAAGCATCATTTAATAATATATTGTATAATAATAATTTTTCGTGATGATTATTGTTTTCTTTTATTGAGTCTGAATAAATATCTATTTTGCTTAAATATACATTTAAACTTGCTTGAATTCTTTGATTATCTGGAAATAAAATTTCACCATTTTTTGGATTAACATATAATTCTATATTTAATTTTCTATATATATCTTCAAAATTACGCAAACAATTAAGTAATCTTGTTGAATTTTTTGTAGAATTATCTTTTTTAAAATTTATGAGTTCTTTAATACAAGGGGTTATATAAATATTAGACATTTTGTATATATTATTATAATATATTTAATAAATCAACTTAAATATATTACAACAAATATAATTATCATAAGATGTCAACTGAAACCGTAAATTACCCTACTGACTGTTTAGTGCTAAGAATTGATGAGTTTGACTGCGACTCACACAAGTTAGATACTTCAATGTATGTTTTCTATGATACAAACGAGGAAATGTATGTTATTAGAGGTAAGAGACCAAATGAGTGGCAAACATATTCTTTTTACTGTGATACTATGCATGACACAATGGATTTTGTAAGAACTATTATTTGTAAGAAAAATTATTGGAGTTATAGTTTGTATAATTGTGTTAATCTACCTCTAGACTCTGATGATATTACATTTGGCACACTAGAATATAGTGTAAGTTTTCGTAATGAAGTTACTGGTTACGATTATCAAAAATACAGTAAAAAGACTTTAAAGAGAATGTTGAGAATATTAAGAAATGTGTATAATTATTATTAATTTTGTAGAATAGAAATATATAATTATGAACGACGTAAAATCTTTATTAATTGCTACTACTGTTTTGGCTATTGGAGGTTTAGGATTATATGTATATAAATCAGAAGAGTCGGAAGATTTAAATGATGATAATTCGGAAACAGCTTCTGAGTCAGGTTCAGAAACAGAGTCTGAAATAGAATTTGATTCTGATTTAGAAGAATTAGATTATGATGATTATAAACCAAAGGAAAAAAATAAAGGAACTAGAAAAAATAACAAAAAAAATAATGTAACAAGAAAAAAATATTAATTTTATAATCTATAAAATTTAAAATACTTATTAGTAATAAATATTATTAATAAATAATAATTAATAATATTTAGCATCTGGGTCTAGTTCATACCATATCATAGGGTCAACTTCATTAATAATTTTTTTAGAAACAGCATTATGAATAATATTGGCTGTTGGTGTGCCAAAATATTTGTATTTATTTTTATCTAAGTTATAGAACATTCCAAATAAATCGGAATTTGAATTAATTTTTATTGACCCTAATAAATTATTAATTTGTTTTTCTTCTTTAAAATTGCTATTTAATAAATAAGCAATTCTAAGTTCATATATCACGTTTAGTGTTTTTATACGTAATAATTTAAAAATATTTCCACCTTTATCTAAATATAATTTAAGAAACCATAATGTCATGTCATTTTCTAAAATAATTGTTTTAAACAAAGGACTTTTAAAACTATTATACAAACATCTAATTTGTGGTTTTATTATAATTGAAGTAGGAGTGCCATTAATACCAATAAATAAAATTAATATTTTAAATTGAATATTATAACAAATAGGACATAAACTTAATAATTCTTTGGCTTCAATAATAGTTAGCATATTTTATTTTGTTTACTTTACTTTTAAAAAGGTATAACCAAAGTAATTCAATTTTTTTAATAATATTTATTTGTTTATAGTGTATTTTAAATAAATTCTATCATAGGCTCAGTGGCAATCATTTTGTTTAATTTAATTTTTGTTATTTCCTTTAATTTTCCAATATAAGTTATTGTAGATAAATCACCACCATAAGTCAATGTATAAGCTATATTTATTTCATATTGTGTTTCATATGAGGAATTTAGAATATCATCATCTTCTTCATCATCAGATTCTTTATCATCAGATTCTTTATCATCAGATTCTTCATGTGAATAACAATAATTAAACTTTATATTAGCTAATATCATTAAATCTCTAAAATAAGCTGATGGTTTTAATGGTGTAGTTGAATAAGTAAATTTTTTTTTTATTTTATTATACGTTTCTGTGTAAAAGGTAAATATTTTTGGAGCCTTGAATAAATTTGAGGTAGGAGTGCCATTCATACCAATTATTAACATTAATATTTTGTATTGAATATCCGGACAAATAGGACATAAGTTTAATAAAACGGCGATTTCTCGAGGATGTATAGACATTGTTAAATTGTTTTAAAAAAGGTATAACCAAAATAATTCAATTTTTAAAAAAATATAAATTTGGTTATAACTTTTTAAAAGGTATATACATAATAAATAATTTCATAGTTAGATTTATCATATTTAATCTGAGATGTATATATTATTTTATTAAAATTACAAATTTGTCGCAGCACCGTAGTAAAATTATTATAAGTAATTTTTTTCTCTAAGTATTTTCTTTTAGAGATATGATAATATGGTTTACATTCTTCTAAAAATTTACAAATTTCTTGTGTAAATAACCCTTTTTTAAAAGAATTTGTATCAAAAATATAGTGTTTTTCATTTTTTATACATAATAAATTTAATAAATGAAATAATTTTTCAGACGGAATCATATTTTTAAAAATTTGTGTAGACATATATTATATAACAAACATATTATTTATTTAAATTAGTTAAAAAGTTTAATTAAATTATTTGTAAATAAAGCTAATTCAATCTCATCCTCATGTATATTATGAAAAATAGTAATATATTTACAGATAAATGGAATAATATTATATTTTTGTTCTTCTGTAATATTTTTAGTATTTTTAATAAATAAAAAATAGCTATCTAAAATATCCATAACGGAATATCCTTTGTCATAAATTTGATAAATAAGTTTGATTGCTTCATTTAATTTATTATTTCTTAATAATATATTATATTCTTCAAATGTTAAAAAACTAATATTAGTACATAATTGTACAGCAAGTTCATATGTAATTTTTTCATTTAATAGTTTAAATTTTTCCATATAATTTAATAAAATTTTTGCTGCGCTATTAGATATGTCAAGAATAAATTCTTCCGCCGCATTATCAATTTCTATGTTTTCAATATTTTTAATTTTTAAAAGAATTTTACGTAAATTTTCTCTTTTTAGAGGTTCAATTTTAATAATGGTAAATCTGGATTGAAGACTTTCAATAACTTTTTGAGTATTGCTACATGAAGATATAAAATGAACATTATGACTAAACTTATCAATACAATTACGAAATACTTGTTGACTTTGTTCATTAATAATATCAATATCATCTAGCACGACAATTTTTTTCCTATTTTTAATGGATGAGCAAGTTTGACAAAATGTTTTAACATCACTGCGATAATAATTAATACCTTGTTCTTTGAGACTATTGATGTATAAGACATTTTCATCATAATTAACTTGATTACTACCAGCATAATATTCTTTGATAATAGCATTTAAGAGAGAAGTTTTTCCAGATGCCATGTCGCCGATTAATAAAATATTTAAATTATTCATACCAATTAATATATTTAAAATATCAATAATTTTACTATCTATTTCAAAATCTTTAAAATACATTGGTTGAAATTTATCAATAAATAATTTTTGTTCTATTTCCATAATATTTATAAGTTATTTATTATTTAAGTATATCTCAATTAATAATATTAAATGTCTGAATCTTTTTACAATATTTTAGGTGTTCCAGAAACAGCAAGTAAAGATGAAATTAAAAAGGCATATAGGTCACTTTCTCTCAAACTACATCCAGATAGAAACCCAAATAATTTAGAAGCTGTTAGCAAATTTCAAAAAATAAATGAAGCATACGAAACTTTAGGAGATGAACAAAAAAAAGAAGAGTATGATATGATGAATAAAAATCCATTTTTTAAAATGGCACAACAAGGTGGTGGTGGACAAAATATGGGTATGCCTTTTCAAGATATGGATGATATTTTTAGTGCTTTATTTGGAAATGTTTTAGGTTCAATACCTGGAATGCAGCAAGGCATGCATTTTGGAGGCCCAGGAGGCCCAAAAATTCATGTATTTAGAGCAGGAGGAGGTCATCCGTTACAAAAACCTACACCAATTATCAAGATAATAACAATAAATATGGAAATAGTTTTAACAGGTGGCACAATTCCAGTTGATATTGAACGTTGGTTAATAGAAGGTGAAAATAAAGTATTTGAAAAAGAAACAATTTATGTAACAATTCCAAAAGGAATAGATGATAATGAAATAATAATGCTAAAAGAAAAAGGAAATATATTAAATGAAGATATTAAAGGAGACATTAAAATATTTATTAAAATAGAGAATACAACTCAATTTGAGCGAAAAGGTATTGACCTAATAATTAATAAAAACATTTCTCTCAAAGACGCTCTTTGTGGATTCAGTTTTGAATTAAAATATATAAATGGAAAGGTTTATACATTGAATAATAATAGTGGTAATATAATTCCTCCAGAGTATATAAAAACAATTCCAAATATGGGATTAACACGTGAAGGACATACAGGAAATTTGTTAATACATTTTCATGTAGAATTTCCAGAAAAATTATCAGAAGAACAAATTAAATCATTAAAAGAAATACTGTAATATTTTCAAAAAAGTATAATAAAAATAAGTATTTAATTAAAAACAACTTAAAGACAATTAATTATTGTAATATGGGGGAGAATAAATTAAAAAGCATCCATTTGTTAAAATATTTTAATAATCTTAGTAATTTTTAAAAAATGAACAGTTAAATATTTATTCAATTAGGCGTTACCTGGGTGAGTTCTATTTTCAGTTAGAATATTTACTTATTGTTTGAGAAAGATTAGTGTGGCAATTTGGTGTATTATATTTTTTTTGGTGTCGAGTGTTGGCTATGTAAGTAAATAATATGTTTGTTCCCTCATTTTTTGTATGCTTCCGTGGCTCAGTGGTAGAGCATTTTCCTTGTAAGAAAAAGGTCTTGGGTTCGATTCCCAATGGAAGCTAATATTTTTTATTAATTATTTTATAATTAATAAAATACTTAATTATAAAAATAAATTTTTAGTAAATTAAAAATTTGTGAAATATAAAAAAATTGAAATACTTTTTAAAATAAATATAAAAAGTATTTTAGCCCAAAAGCAACTTTAAGTTTAAAAATGATTATGACCGAATTACCAATTATTAACATGATTATTAATAAAAAAAATAATAAGTCCAATAGTTTTAAAGCACACGAACAAAATTTTAAGCGCCAACAAAAACAGACAGAGCAAATATCAAGTTTACCTAAAAAATTTCAAAAAGCAATTAAAACAGTTACAAGAGAGTTAGTCAAACAGCCAAAGCCAAAGCAACCTAAAATGCCAACAAAACAAAAATCAGATAATAAAAGTATTCAAAATATGTTGGACGAAACATACGAGGGCGAAGAAGACGCTTACGTTTTGCTTGAAGAAATAGCAATACAACTTAGTTGGGAAGAATATAAAGCATATCTGGAGGAATTAGATGAAAAAATGCGCATTGAAGAAATAGAAGAGGATATCCAACAAAGAAAAAAATTTGAAGACGATTTAGATTGGGGCGAACACGATTTTTGGGAAGACTACGAAGATTGTGAGTATTCGATATGTTATAGTAGATATTAGGATAGAATAAATAAATATTTTAAATAATTAATTAAATATTTTATAAGGGTTGTATAAAAATCGCACACATTAGTGTGAGGTAATCCCTTTTTTATTTTTCTATTTTTTAGCAAAAAAATAAAAAATAAATTTTTAGTAAATAAAAAAAACATTAAAAATAAAAAAAATTGAAATACTTTTTTTAAAATTTATGAAAAGTATTTTAGCCCAAAAAGCAACTTTAAGTTTTAACATTACGAATAATAAAATGAGCAACAAAATGGAAATTAGCAATGAAGAAATGGAAATTAGCAATGAAGAAGAAGAAATGGAAATTAGCGAGAGAATTTATCAAGATTATCAAAATTCTGGATTATACTTCACTCTCGAAGAAGTAAGAGTGCGCATTGAAAACCTAACAGTATGGCTTCAAAGTGCCGAAGAACAAAGAGAAGAAATACTTGAATTTCAAAATGAAATAGATTTTTATCAGCATCAAATTTACAATCATAAGATTTTTAAGACACGTGTACGTTTCCAAGAAGAAGAAGAAGAAGAAGAACCTGAATCAAAAATCGATATCTTAGAAAAAAAAATATCTGGGGTTGAAGGTGTTGTGTATCAACTTCTTGGCGGACTTTTCAATCAAGAAACACAAGACAACGTGTTACACTCGCACATAGAATATTTGAAAGGAAATATGTATACAGGTGAACTTGAAGGTCAGCCAATATTTCCTACCACTCGCCAAGGAGACCAACATGAAGAAGAAATTAGACTTTTGAAGCAGCAAGTTTCTAAGTTAGAAGACACTGTGGCATTATTGGTCCGCATTATCAGAGACCAAAAATTGTAATAGATAGTAGATAATAGTATATATATATAATATTATATAATAATTAATTAAATATTTAAGGGTTGTCTAAAAACAACGTAAAATCGCACACATTAGTATGAGGTAATCCCTTTTTTATTTTTTATTTTTAGTATTTTTAGTATTTTTAAAATAAAAAATTGAAATACTTTTTATAAATATTATGAACAATAAATTTTACAAAGCAACAATATTAAATATTAAAAGCAAACTAATCACAATAATGAATACTACTACCGAATTAAAAAATTATTTACAAGCTCTTCAAATGGGAATGGTTAGAGGAGAAAAAACATATGGGGATTTTAGAGAGAGAGTAACATGTGAAAAATATTTTAGACAAGCAATTCAAGTATACAACAAAGAAGGCAAACTAGTTGATTCAGGTTTTGTTCAAATAAATGATTACACAGATATGTGCCAGATGGTTAGAGTTTGTAACAAATCAAAAAAAACTTTTCATTTATTTGAAAGGTGGATGTATTGTGGTTCAAATTTTTATAAAATACCTGAATTTACTGTAACAGACTTAGTAACAGGCAACACAGTTGAAATAGTAGAAGACAGTTATGTTCCAACTTATATAAAAAACCTGAATACAGTGCTTGGTGAGTGCTGTTGTCTTATAGGAAATTTGGAAAAAGACGAATACAGTGCCGTTTTGCTTGAGTGTTTGAATGAATACAGCAATTTGAATAGGCCTCCAGTAACCCCAGATTTAAAACAATTATTTGAAAGAATAGACGCAATACGTGAGTGTGATTGTAATTTATTTGAAAAATTGGAAATCCAAGATTTATTTAGGAATGGTGAGATTGATAAAGAGAGAAGAGATATGTTACATAATAGCTTCGTATGTAACTGTCAAAAGCCAACAGAGCCAGAATTAACAGAAGAACAACAAGCAAAAAGAGCAGAATTAAAATTAAAAGCGCAAGCCGAAATAGCAGAGACCTTTTCCAAAAAAGAAGAATAAATAGTAATTAGTATAGTTAGTTTTAGATAGTAGTTAGATAATATATATTTTTTTATTTTTTACCTTTATAATAAAAAATAAAAAAGTAGATATATATATAAATGGCAGGCAGACCAAGAGTAGTACGATGTAAGCAATCTTATATAAATCATATTGACAATAATACATTTTCAGGCCCAATGAAAATGGGAACAAGCCCAAGTATAGGAGTAACTAGGACTCATTGGCACAATTATCAAGCTAATTGTAATCAAAAAGCAGGCGCAATTAAAAAAAGTTATGATAATATGGTCTTTTTAAATATTAATTCAGCGCAAACTCCAGTTTCAGCAGGATTTAGACCAACCACAAATTATAATTACACTTATATACCGCCTGGTCATGTACAGTATTATGACGCAAATAAAAAATATAAAAATCATTTTTACAGTCCTTATTTACAACCACGTTAATAGTGCCATCAGGATATAATTATTAAAAATAAATAACAATATAAATATAATATTTATATTGTTATTTATATTATAATGAATAACAATACAATAAATATAAGTAATAAAATAAGTGAAAGTGAACTATTTAGAAAATATAAATCTTCGAATAAAGTAGCATTTTATGATTTATTAATACATATATTTCATTATTATATTGCTTATATTTTATTATGTTACTTTAAAAACCATTTTTTTTCTTTATTTTTAGATATATTTTTAGTATTACTGCATGTTAAATCATTTGTTATATTTCATGATTGTGGTCATTATTCATATTTTCCAAACAAAACAATTAATTATATTGTTGGTTCTATTTCAGGAATTATTGTATTAACACCATTTTGTTGGAATTATGACCATGTAAATCATCATTTAACAAATGGCAATTTTGAAAATAAATTAAATCATACTTTTAATGAAATAATTCTTCTTGATATTGAACGCTATAAAAAAAGTAAATATATAACACGTATTTTATATAAAATAATAAAAAATCCTTTTTTTATGTTAACAATATTATCACCATTTGGGTTTGCGATAATTCATAGATTTAGTATTTTTATTCGTAAATTAAATAATGATAAAAAATATACAGAAAGTCTTACAATAATATTAATTGATACTTTATTTAATAATTTTGGAATTGCGGTTTTAATATATGCTTTAAACAAGGATAAATTATTATTTCATTATTTTATTGTAAATTTATTATTTTCTTCAATAGCAATTTTTTTATTTAATGCGGAACATACTTTTAATCCAGCATATATAGTAAATGATAAAAACTGGAATATTAAAGATAGTGGAATAAAAGGTAGCTCATTTATTATAGTGCCAACATACTTAAAAAAATT